CTTTCTTTGATGGCTTTTTCGTACATAGCCGGAGCAAACTTCTCCAAATATGGATTGCCGCTTGACATGCCTTGCATGAGCATAGCCATTTTTTCCTGCGGCGTGTTGGTATGCCCAGGTGTAACGATTTCTGATTGTGGGGTCATTGGCGCAGCATTGCCGTAGGCTTGCGGTGCTTGAACTTGTGGCTTATTAGCCATTGAGGACTGAAGAGCCTGGGCCATCTTTTGCGGCGGTGAACCGGCGGCAACAAATGGCTTTGCCGTATTAATCATTTCAGGCGGCGCGGTGGGTGCGGCCAATGGCGCAGGCTGAGATTGCGCTGCCGTAACGGGGTTCATGCGTGTAAATTCAGGCGTACCTTGCAGGTTTTTCATAAAATCTGTGGCTTCTGTACGAGCAGATGCTTTGGCCTCTGCTTCTTTCTTATCAGCCATGCGCTCTTTGCGCCCGCTGGCATATCCGGCCAGCAACTTAGCCAAAACGGAATAATTAGAAATAGGCACGGGATTGCCATTAGCCGTTTGAACCTCAATAGGCGTGTTGGCTTGTTCCTGAAGCATTTGGGCAACACGGCGAGCGCGGGCCGCTTCTGCCATTTGCGACGAATAATCTGTGAGATTAACGGCCATTACAAAGCTCCGTAGTTAACCATTTTGTAGCCGCTTGGGTGCTCAATAACGGCTTCAGGAATAATCTTTTCAACCTCTTGGGCCATGACGCCACGCTCGCGACGATCAAAGATATCATACTCGTAAATGCCAAAGCCCCTTTCGTGCGTACCGACACGTTCAATGTTTGACTTTAGGCGAGCATCAGAGAAGCTAAACATTCCCAAAGCCGCGCCGCCCAAGCTAGCAAGCCCCTGCGTCGTGGCATTTTGAGAGGCAACTCTTTGGTTATAGATATTTTGATCGTAAGCGCCTTGGGCCTGTGCGCCTTGGAAGGTGGGGGCGGCTTGAACGTTAGATCCGGTGTAGGCTTGGAATTGCGGGTTCTGGATTTGCCCGCCGTTCATCAAAGCGCCAATCTCGTTGATGGGCTGGTTGCGTATGGCCAACTGCTGGGCAAGCGATTGCTGAAGCGCAGTGTTGCCAAACTGGGCGTTTTGAAGGTTCTGGTTGTTCTGCTGCGCTACGGCTTGGTTGTACATGCCAGCAGAAGACGATGCCATTCCATAGTTCTGCGCCCGTGCGGCATTGGCGGCGTCTTGGGCCGACATACCTTGGCCATAGTTTTGGCTAATGGCTTGGTTCTGCAACTGCTGAGATGACAGGCCCTGCCCGTAATTTTGGGCAATGGCTTGGTTCTGCATTTGCTGAGACGACATGCCTTGCCCATAGTTCTGAGCAATTGCGGCGTTCTGCGATTGGTTAATAGCTTGCCCTTGTCCAAAATTTTGACCAATAGCTTGGTTCTGCATTTGCTGCGCAGTAGCACCCTGACCAAAGTTCTGAGCAATGGCTGCGTTTTGTGCTTGGTTAGCCGCTTGGCCTTGACCGAAGTTTTGAGCAATGGCCGCATTACTCGCCTGATTGGCGGCTTGGCCTTGGCCAAAGTTTTGAGAGATAGCCTGATTTTGTGTTTGATTAGCACTAAGCGACCGCCCAAAGTTTTGGTCGATAGCTTGATTTTGCATCTGCTGTGCAGTAGTGGCTTGGCCAAAGTTTTGAGCAATGGCTTGATTCTGAGATTGATTGGCGCTTAATGCGCGATTGAAGTTTTGATCAATTGCCTGATTTTGCATATTTTGCGCGGTGACGCCTTGGCCAAAGTTTTGGCCTACTGACGCATTTCTTAACTCTTGTGCCGTTGCTCCAATTCCAAAGTTTTGGGCGACGGCTTGGTTTTGCAATTGCTGCGCCGTTGCGCCTTGGCCAAAGTCTTGGCCCAAACCCTGATTGTAGAAGTTGGCGTTTTGAAGAGCTTGATTATAACCCTGCTGATTGGCGGACATATCAAGGCCAATGCCCTGCGTTGCGGCCTGAATTAAAGCATCATTCTCTTGCTGGCCCTGCTGGGTCAGGGCGCGGTTGTACGCCTCGCTGCCCTGAGTGATGCCCTGGTTGATCAGGTTCTGGCTCAAGGCGTCGCGGGACTGTTGCAACTGAGGCTGCAAGCGAGACAGAATGGCCTGTTGGCCCGTCATGCCCGCATTGACTGGCATGGCCGCTACGTTGGACGTGTCAATGTTTCGACGGGCCTGACCATAATCTTGGGCATTGAGGCCCTGTGCTTGGCCGTATCTTTCTTCGTTGATGCCTCCGGCAAATCCAAAATCACCGGCATTAATGCCTTTTGATTGACCAAAGTCAGCAGCATTAATGCCTTTGGCCATGCCGTAGTCACTAGCATTTACGCCACGAGATTGGCCAAAGTCAGCGGCATTGATGCCTTGGGCGGTGCCGTAGTCACCAGCGCCAAAGCCTTGGGCGGTGCCGTAATCGCCCGCATTAAAGCCTTTTGCCTGACCGTAATTTGCGGGATTGATGCTTTGAGCGGTGCCATAATCTTTGGCATTAAGGCCTGTGGCGCTGCCATACATTCCAGCATTAACCGTACCGGCTTGACCGTAAGACCTTGGGTCTACCGTTCCGGCATTGCCGTAGGTGTTGCCTTGAATGTTGCTAACCGCCGCATAATCTGCCGCATTCGGCCCGTAATTTAATTCCTTGCTAGGGGCAACAGAGGTTTGAAGGTTGGGCAGATTGGGATTAAACGGGGTCGAAAGGATGCCCTTGGCTTGGTTGATGCCTTGCAGGCCAAGGTTGGAAAACTCCAACTGGGTCTTCTGCTGCGCGTCGAGCGCGGCCTGCGCTGCTGGCGTCAAAGTCTGCGTAACCGTCGCCTGCGAGCCGCCGCCAGGGTTGTTGGGATCTTGGCTGTACGTTACGGTCTGGTTGCCGTAAGGGCTGATAATGTTGGGATTGCTCAAGACAGACGTTTGCAACGCCGCCTCTTTGTTGGCTTGGCCTTGAGCGGTCGCTGCTGCTGCGTAATCGGGCGCTGGCGGCGGTGCTGGAGTTTTCTTACCCATAACGATCCCCTAGAAATCTACAATCGCCCTTGGTCATGGTGTACAAGATCGTATCACCTTCTGGCTGGCAATCTTTGATGCGCCCCTCTTCGGTAAAGCCCATGTTCTCAATGAGCTTAACGCTTCTCAAATTGTGGCTTTCGACCGGAACAATTATCTTTTCCACATTACACACATTGAACGCATAATCAAAGATCGCACCGACATAGCGCCGAGTTAAGCGGCCTTCTACAGCGATGTGGCACATGATTGAGCGCCCGTTCCAATTTTCGTATATCACTCCGGCTATAAGCCTATCGTCTTTCACCAAACCAATGGCGTTAGAGCGAGCGGCAAAGTATCCAGAACCTAGCTTCTCAGCCACCCAATGGCCGACAAGTTCATCACTGATTATATGCCAGCCCATCCGGTTTGATACACCACGTCCGTAGAGGCCCACTGTAGCGAAATGCCAGAGCTAGCCGTTCTCATTTGAAGACCGCCGCAGTATCCAATGCCCGTGACGCCAAGCCAAGGGTTAATGCTCTGCCCGCCGGACCCCCAAACGGCACTATCCCAAACGGCACTATCCCACAAACCAACCAAAATGTAAGGCGCTACGACAGGAGCGGTCGTATCGGATACGTCAAAGTCGATGTTCATGCCGACTTGGATGGACGGCAAGCCGTTGCTGAAAAAGCTAGGCCGCGCTCGCGTAAAATACTTTTTTACGCCGCGTGAGTCAAAATAGTTGAACGCTTGAAGCGTTTGAGTGACGATGTTGGACCCGCCGTCCGTATAGTTGACGGTATCCCATGCTTTGCCGACATAGCCATCGCTACCAAAATAGGGATCGTCGTTGTAGATTTCCCAGCAGTACGCAGCCCAGCCCTGAAACTGGCACCAAGACTTGGTGATGGTGTTCATAACGTACTGCTCTTGCAGGCCGTCAGCCACGGGGACGTTGATCCACACGGCATTGTTCTTGGCCGTATAGACAACTTGCCAACCCACAGCGGCATGGTCGCCGCCATAAGTCGTTGTGGCCTCCGTAATAGCCCCTTGGATTTTGTCAGAGAGGGCTACACGGGGATCTAGGCGAGATGACTGCAATGCTGACGCCATAGGGATAAGGCCGTCATACGTCAAAATGAGAAGGTCGCCGCCCCACTTGAGCATACACCGCTCACCGATGGGCGAGCCTAGCTTCCAAACACCGATCAGGCCCCAGGTCGCAATGCTGGATGGGTCAGTGCCTCGGTAGATGATGACCTCGCCTTCGCTGGTGATGAAGGCCAAATTGTCGTCAACGCCGTAGCCCGCGTCAATGGTCCAACTATCTAGATCGACCAAGTGACCACCAAAGCGGGCAAGCTGACTAAAGTCAAACTGTTGGGCTACGCCGCCAATTGCGCTGGTTGGCAGATACCAAGCCTTGAGGGTGTACTTTTCAATGAACCAAATGCGATTCTTGAACAGCATAATGTTTTTCAGATTGGCCGCTGTAACGCCTGTGATTGAGGCCGTGGTGACGGTGGTGCCGTCATATAGGATCGGCGCGTCAACGCCGTTGACGGCCATCAGGAAGCTACCGCCGGGGGTCGTGATGTTGATGTATTCAAAGATGCCGCTGGACAGGCCAGTGATCAAAGGGGCGCCGACCGCGCCCGTCGTGGTCACGTCGTAAATCTTGCCTGTGCTGGTGGCGGCAAACATTTTTGTATTGTTGCCAGCATTGTAGGTCATCAAGGTCTGAACCTTGCCATCTAGGCCGGTCGCAAATTTGCTGTACCCTCCGCGCATACTGATAGACGACACGGTTGGGAACATATTGATCATTGTTACAGCGTCGGTGGGTTCCATGTTGGCAATGGAATCACGCGCATTCCAGCCGCCAATAGGCGCTGGGAGCGACTCTACCCTAGCATCATTATGCTGTACGAGACGTGAGGGCTTAACGGCCATAACCGCTGTCCGGAATGTTGTCGTAGCCAATCAGGATGTTGCCGGGACGGGGAGCAAATGACAGGTTTGCGCCAGACACGTTCTGCGCCATAGAGGTCTCAAGCTCCGTCACATAGTCGCGGTAAAGCGCCGTAGTGTCGAAGCCCTTGGCTTGAAAATATTTTAGCTTGGTGCTGAGAACCATAACGCGATCTGGATAGATGCAAGTGTCAGTGTCAGCCGTGAAGCTGTTCTTGGCAGTGCCATCAGCAGCCTTAGCCCAGCCTTTGGAACGGTATTCAAAACCAAGGAATTCGTTGGTCGAGATGCCAGGCCAAATCTGGAAATAGTTTTGATACAAGCGCCAGCGCATACGCGGGCCGGTGCTGATATATCCGCTCATAAGCCATTCCCATTGCTGGGCATCTTCAGGGCCAAGCATTTCCCAGTGCTTGGACTTGTCCCACTGAGTGCGCGGGACAATGGCATCGTAATCAGATGGCAGGGCGTACTTCACTTTTTGGAAGTAGATTACGCCATCTGTGACGGTGTTGTCGGGATAGGTGCTGGCGGTCACTTGGTTAGCGGAATCGACGCTAGTGACGAACGTGGCGTTGGGCCAGCCAAGGCCAACAATCATGTAGGTGGTGTCCAGACTGGCAGTGGACGGGATGCCAGTGATCTGGAGCGTAGTAGGATTATATGTACCCGTCGTTGTCGTGTACTGCGTGAAGAAGCTGTAAGGCTTCGTCAGTTCTTGCCAATCGCTCTTTCTCAGGAGTTCATATCCACTGGCGTTCATAAGCGCCAATATCTGTACGGTGTCCTGATTAACACTCCCCGCCACCGTTGCCGGGACGGGGATGCCAAGTTCGCTAGTGACCTGTGTCACCAACTGGAGCATTGTCGAACTCATCGGCTTCCTCTTTCCGTGGGCGACCAGGCTTGCGAGCCGCCATTAAAATAGCAATTTGGGCCTTTAGCTCGGAAAGCTCTTCGCGTGTTTCGGCCAACTCAAGAGACGCAGTGTTATTGGCCTTCTTATTCAGATAGGCCCTAGCCCGCTCACGCAAACCAAGACCGCCCATTCCTACGCGCTGGATCTGCGAATCGGACGCCGTGGCGACCTGATCAACAGTCTGGAACCGCAGGATCTCAAGCTCCACAAGTTGAGCCTCGTTCAATTCACTAGACTCATCCTCATGCCATTTACGCAGAGGCGTTCCAATATATTGAGCGCCGTTCGTTTTAGATTGGAAGTGGAACCACTGACGTGGAAAACGGATCTTGTGATCCTCACTTGCCGGTTGGTCAAAGATGCTAGTTTTATCGCCAGGTGCCATGATAATGACGAAAGGAACGCCGAGATATGGCTCTTTCGTGTTCTCATAAAATTCTACATGTAGGTGAGAATCGGCATTGTTGACATCACTATCTAAAGACATTCATTAAGCTCCAAGGACGGAGACCCACGTTGTCGCGCTGGTCCCATAGAAGACTCTCCGCTTGGTGGTGGCAATCGTCGTAGATGCCGATCCATCAATCGTAGAGCCAGATTTCGCATAAACAGCAAGGGTGCTTGCGCCGTCATTGGCGATAACAACCACAGAGCCGTTTTCAGCCGAGGGCAACACAACGCCGGTAGAGGCAGCGGTGGTGCCAACGACGTTAACGTCTGCATTGAGTTGCAGGCCGGTGGCCAAATTCGTGCCGGCAGCGGTCAAACCGGTCGCGGCATAACCGCAGATCGAAGTGGTCGCGAGCGACGAAGTGCCAGAACCCATAACGCGGGAAGGAATGGTCATTTTGGAAAACCCCTAAAGGAGTTGGGGAGAGCCGAGGCCCTCCCCAATCGTTATTACAGCGGCGATGTGGTCTTGTAGACCCAGCCGTATTCGCCCGAGTTAAAGGTATACGGAGCCGTGTAGTTGCCGGCGGCGTCAGTCAGGTTGAACGAAGAGTCAACCGAACAGGTGCCGGTAGCAACGGCTTCCGTTGCCAAAACATAGACCCAGGTGTCGTTTTTGTTGCCCAAGGTTGGGGTTCCCAGACCAAAGTCAGGGGTGGTCTTGCGGTCTGCAAAACCAATGCCACTAATAGGGGCTACGGAGAAGGTACTAGCCATAATTCAATTCTCCCTTAAGCAATCAACACGCCTTGGAACTGAGAACCAGAACAGGTCATGTTGCCTGCCCAGCCGATCAGTTTCACAATGGCGTCTTGGTTAACCGCTTGGCGCTCACCGCCAATTGGCACGAAATTGCGGTCAGAGTGCGGACGCCACATCAGGTACTTGGTATTC